GGCTCTTTAATGTGAAGTAGCTTCAAACTTTAACTCACAAACCGTCTTTTTTCGGTAGAGTACCTTTTTCACTGCTCTTCTTAGCAGGTGTTTTCTTTTCAATAAATTTTTCTTTCATTTCTTCAATCAATTCTTCATTACCTTCTAACTTAAAAGTTAAATCATGAAATTTCTGCTCTAATGATTCAACGCGTGATGGCACTGATTCTTCCTTTTCAAAAGGGTTCTTTCGTTCTTCACCAACTGTTGAAGTACCAGCAGCACGAAATTTGTCCAAAATAATATTCAATTCAAAATAGACATCACCGGCTGTAATAGCAGCCCCTGGTGTTGGATTGCCAGTCATGACAATACCATAAACACCAGCGGCAAATTGCCGGGCTGTGGCTGCAACTACTGCGTAATCATAGACTGCCGCTTGATCACCACCAACTGTGTAACAAAATTTACGACTTCTCTGTGGTGGACAAGTCATGCTTTTCCAAGCTGGCCATGATTTGCAACCCATCGAGTCATGAAGACTACCTTCTGTAAGCGCTGTTACGCTGGAAACAACACCTAAAGATTGAAAGTACTCTGGGTCGCTAAAGTATGAACAAAACACTGTACTATTTGCTGCTGTGGTAACTCGCGCTACATAATGCATCTGTAAACTAGAAAGACAATAACGTTCAAATAATCTAACCATGGGATACACCGAAGGTGGTGTGTAAATAGAGTTAGTAGGCCACAGATAAACTTGACCACCAGTGGAAGTGGCTAACTGTACATTACAAGAATAAACGTTACCTGCTGAAAACACACACTGTGCTGCTCGAAAACGAACATGCCACAATAGTGAATTTTTATTACTCATGGTACGGATAGCTTGAACTTTCATATACATTGGGTTCTTAATAACTTGACGAGAAACCACTGGGGCACGCACTGTCTGCCCTACGAGCTTTTTACCGCCGGCCATTCTTACGCCGCCGTCGCCTCGGTAACCGCCTCGTGCGCGTCTGCGCGGTGGTCGCCTGGGTCTGGGGCCCCCTGGGGGAGGGTTGCCTCGGCCACCCCGTCCCCCTCTGCGTCTGCCTCGATTTGTCGGCATTCAATTTCTTCGAATTTGGGTACAACTGGGGTGCATTCCCCACCTTTCGAGCACCGTTGAAAGGTTTCCGAAGATGTTGCAATTTAGGCAGAGATTTGGCTTTTGAAAAATCACGCACATACTCATAAGAAGGTTGCGCAAGTCTATCGATAAAAGGTTTAACGCCATACCCAAAAGTATAGCCTAAACCATGTGACATAAAACGACCTTCGGGGCGCATGTATTTATCCTTATCTATCAACTTATGAGCCCATTTTTCTCCTTCGTCAAACCAAAGAGGTTTTCGGCGATGGGAGTCTTGAAATGCTGGATTTAAATGGGGTGTGTGCGCCCGATAAGTCAAAACTGGGTCCCCATGAGCGTTAGCGCCTTCAAAAGTAAACCAAGGGTTCGAGTCTACGGCACCGCGTTTAGTTGTTATGGTGGTTGGATCCATAAAACCTCCTCCTCTATCATCTATTCTATTACCTATTGGATTACTAACAACGGAAAAAGTCATTTCTGTAAATTTGTACATGGTAGGAACTGCAGCATGTACATAAGACGTCCTACACGTTTGTGCAAAGGATAAAAAAAGAAAAACCTTCACACATCAGAAATGTGATCATCATTAAAATAAGGAACCGGTCCTAAATTAACATGAGGTGAACGCTCTTCCATATGCAGGTATAAACCGTACGCTGCAGCAAAATCTTTGTTCAAAATCAGGAGTTCATTGTAGGAAAACTCATTTTCTAAGGGTGCTTGTTGCAATGACAAATAATATTTCTCAAAAAGCTCTGAAATTATTCTATCAAAGCAGGAGCGCAAACCTGTTAGGAAATAAGATTCAATCTTAACGCCTAAAATACGGCCTAGGGTCTCTCTCGGTCCACGGTTGTCACCTCCGTACAACAAAGAAGCTAAAAGCTTCTGGTAATTGTTAGGTACAGGTACGACATACCCTCCTATCCACTTAAAGGATTGAGAACAATAAGACAAAGTTTCAATATTCTGCCAGCCCGAAGTTAACCCAAATTTAGGCTCCCAACCATGAGACTTAAAGATGTTAAAAATTTTTTGAGGTAAAAAAACATCTTCGATAGCAGTGGACACAGCCAAAACGCTATCATCTCCACAGGTCAATAATTCAGCATGTTCGCGGAAAGAAGCTAAATTTTGCATCTCTTCTGGCATAATTAAACACCAGGCATAATACCATCGAAATTCATTAATCAAACTATTGTCAGTAATGGTATTCATTTGACCGCTTGGATTCCCAGTGTGTTTCTGAAAAAGCTCCCC